CATCGTGTTCGCGAACGTGAATGCGCAAATCCCTGAGCTGTATGCCAAGAACCCGATTGTGAGCGTGACCAGTGAGCCGCAACAGGATGCGTCGTTGGACGCCGCTGGTGATGCGTTCGCACGTGCGCTTGAGAAGCTGATCAGTGCGCTGTTCAGGATGAAGTATGCACCCGGCGTGAACATGAAGCCCAAGGCCAAGCGCAACGTGATCATCGCGTTGTTGACCAATCGTGCTTGGTTTGAGGTCGGGTATACGCAGAAGGACAAGAGCAGCGAACAGGCTGCTGCTGATCTGCAAGCACTGAGTGACAAGTTGGCTCAAGCCAAGGATGACAACGAGATCAGGGAAGTCGAAGGTGCACTGGTTGCGCTTGAGGAGAAGATCGAGTTCCTGCAACCGAGTGGTCCGTATCTGCGCATCCGGTTGCCGCATCAGGTGTTGGTTGATCCCAACAGCAGTGATCCTGGTGGTGGTGATGCCAACTGGATGATGATCGAGGATATGCTGCCGACTGAGTATATCAACGCCATCTATGGTGAGAAGGACCCTGACAGCGACGAAGTGAAGTCCATCTTCGAGCCAACGCATGTGATGACTGGTGGTGGCAGTCCTGGCGATGACAAGGAGTTCAGCCTGTTCAGTAAGAAGGACAACTCCTACAGCGCATATGGCTTCGACAGTGCTGATCAGTTCGACAAGGCATGCATGACCAAGGTCTGGTATGTGTGGGACAAGGTCACACGGCGCTTGGAGATGTATGCGGACAACGACTGGAAGTGGCCGATCTGGGTGTGGGACGATCCGTATGGATTGCAAGGCTTCTTCCCACTCACGCCCATGTGGTTCCATGAGAACCCAGTGGCGATGTATGCCAAAGGCGAGGTCAGCTACTATCTCGATCAGCAAGATCAGATCAACGAGATCAATGATGAGAAGCGCAGGGCCATTATGTGGGCACGGCGCAACATCTTCTACAACCCAGAGACGGGCATCACACAGGAGATCGCTGATCGCATCCTGAAAGGGCCAGACGCGACCGCGACACCGATCAAATTGCCTGAAGGCATGAAGGCAACGGACGCAGTGTTCAGCATACCACCGCCAAGCACCGCGTTTGCCTCGTTATTTGACAAGAAGGACCTGTATATGAGCGTGGATCGCATCGCATCCACGAATGAAGTTGAGCGCGGTGGCGAATTTAAGACAAACACGACCAACAAGGCGATTGATTACTACAGCACCATGGGCAACATGCGCATGGACATGCGTTTGGACGCGATTGAGGACGCACTTGGCGATGTTGGGTGGAAATTGGCCCAACTTTGCCTCAAGTTCATGGATGCGCAGACCGTGACTGACATCATTGGTGTGGATGTCAGTGAGTTTTGGCGTCCGCTCGACAATTTGCATGATTATTCAGCATTCAGCGTGCAAGTGGTCGGTGGCAGCACCCAGAAGTTGACCAGTCAGCAGAAGAAGCAGGAAGCCGTGCAAGTTGGACAGGTCATGGCGCAGTATGTGCGTGCAGCGCCTGCCAGTGCACTGAAGGTGTCGCTCAAGATGATGAGCGAAGCGTTCGATGACTTCATTGTGAGCAAAGAGGATTGGGACAACATCGCTGCTGAAGTGCAGATGATGGCACAGTCTCAACAAGGTGGTGCACCGGGTCAACCCCCCTTGGCCGGAGGAGGAAGTCCAGCCGCCCCCGCTGCTGGACAACCGCCACCCGATGCACCGCAGTCAGGTGGTGGTGGCATGCAGATTGCTGCACAAGTCGTGCAGGCTTTGCAACAGCTACCACCACCTGTTCTGCAAGCCATTGGCAATGCACTGTCACAGGGCATTCCACCAGCAGACATCTTCAGACAAATGCTAGCCAGCCAAGGCAGCACACAGCAGGGACAGGTAGCATGAGCGGCACGACAGAAGACAGCATACTGAGCAGCATCCCTGACATCCATGATGTAGGTGGCGATGATGGCGCTGATACTGGTGGTGGCGGTGGTGATACTGGTGCCGCGCAGACCAGTGCACAGCCCACAGGTGCGACGGACACCGGTGGTCAGACTAGTGCGCAGCCACAACCGCAGCAGACAGTTCGCCGCAGGCATGATGGTTTGGTTGAGGTTCCGAATGCAGAACAGCCAAACACACGCGATCTTGTTGATCCGGTCACGGGACGCACCGTAGCACGCGGTGGCATCGAGCGGCGTGTGTTTGAGGAAGGACAGCGCCACTCACGTGAGAACAACCAACTCAAGACGCAGTTGCAGCAGGCGACGCGCTTGCTGTCTGGCGTCAACGAGGTAACGCAAGAAGCTGTGCGCCTGAACGTGGCACCGCAGGACCAGCTTGTTGCGATCAGGATGATGAGTGAGTTCCTGCGTGATCCTGTGCGCACGCTTGAGACGCTTGTTGCAGAAGTGAAAAGCAAGGGCTACCAAATCCCGTTCTTGGAGCAAGGTGTAACCCCTGGCATCGACATGGCTGCGATACAGCGCATGATCGAGAGCAAGATGGCTCCGTTGACGCAGCAGCAGGAGGCCGCTCGCCAGCAACAGGTCGTGCAGGCTCGGGCGACCGCCGACCTCGATGCGTTCTTGGAAGACAATCAGGACGCGCATGCCAATCTTGACGTGCTCGGTGAAATGTTGCAGGCTCAGCCTGGATTGTCGCTCCATAATGCCTACACCAAGATGATCCGGTGGGCACACGACAACCAACTGGATTGGACACAACCGTTGAAGCAACAGATTGCTCAGCAACGGCAGCAGCCTACCCAACAGCAGCATGCTCAGCCATCGCCATCACGCCCACTCCCTGGTGGACGCAGTGTTGGTGGTGTTGCGGCACCAGTCGGCAATGGCTCGGTGCAACAGTATAATGAGAATGCATCCTGGGCTGACATCATCAGGCAGTCGATGCAGGAACATGGTGTTCAATTCTAACCAGAGGGTAGGCTATGCCTGTTGGAACAATCATCCCTGCTGTCGCAGATGTTCTGCACAGCACGCTGACCAAGAGCCGACGCAAGTTGGTGTTGGCCAGCATCAAGTCGAATGCGCTGATGGCGTGGGTGTTCGCGAATGACCGTGTCGAGTATGAGGATGGTGGCTACAACATCACCAATCCGCTGACGGTTGGCCGCAACCCCAACGTCACGTCGTATAACTACTACACACCGTTGCCGGTCAACCAGACCGATGAATTCGACACGGTCGAATATGGCTACTCGCGTGTCGCTGGCACGGTCATCATCAGTGATCAGGAGCAGGACGAGAACAACGGTGCTGCTGCCATCTTCAAGCTGATGAAGGAGAAGATGAACGTCCTTGAGGAGTCCATCAAGGACAAGTTCAGTCAATACCTGTATGGTGTCGGTGGTGGAACTGATCCGCTTGGTCTGCTCACGCTGATCCCAGCGAACCCAACCAGTGGAACGGTCGGTGGCATCAACCGTGCAACACAGTTGCAATGGCGCACGTCTGCCTACGTGTTCGCTGGCGGCTTGGACAGCACCAACATTGAGGAAGTGTTCGATGACATCCTCATGGACCTGACGCTGAAGGGCGACAGGCCAAGCGTGATCCTCAGTGGACGCAACATCTATCGCATGTATCGGCAAGCGGTGCGTGACAAGATGACGATCCCACTTGCTGAAGGCAAAGCAGGCAAGCGCATGTTCGACCTCGGCTTTGAGGGCTGCATGCACAATGGCATCCCACTCATGTATGATGAGGATTGCCCGGTCAACTCAGCCTACTTCATCAACGACACCTATCTGCGTCTGCACATGCTGCGTGGCGTGAACATGAAGGTGAAGGAGTTGGTCAGCCCGTGGAACGTGGACGCAGTGGGTTCCAGAGTAGTGTGGCAAGGCCAGTGGTGCATGTGGCGTGCGTTTCGCACACATGCCGTGCTGACCAATTGAGGAGTGTATGATGGCAACTTCACCAACGACGCACGCGGCACCGAAGGAAGACCTGAGCAAGCCCGTGCAGACGGCTGACACCAAGGCTGATGTCAAGGCTGACACCGCGCCTGACACACGCGATCCGATTGTCACGCCGTTCGATGTGCCACCGATACCACCGACTGTGGCAGGACAGTATGAGGTCGTGGCTTACAGCCTCGAACACTTCGAGATGCTGAAGGCATACCCGAACGTGACCACGTATGCGTATGATGAGTGCAACGTGATCGCACCGCCTGCAACGATCGTGTTCCCCTGATGTCAGGCAATGTTGACCTCAAGCCAGCTTTCCAAGCTGAGAAGGTGACTGGCAAGTTCTTCAGGATGGTGATCCACATTCAGGAGGACATCCGCAAGGTTGGACCACTACAGAACAAGGAGATTGTCACACGCAAGATGGTGCCGGTGAAAGAGGAGTTCACCGAAGGTTACATGGTCTACTTCCCACAAGGCCACAGCATGTTCGTTGCCGCTGACGACACCGACACGTTGCAACGCATCGGCATCGGTGGGCCTGTGCCAATCGTGGACATGAACACTGGTGAGGAAGTGCCACAGAACGTCGCGTTGACACCGAAGGAGTTGGTGCAACGTGCACAGATGAACAGACCACGGCCACGCAGTGTTGGTGGCCTGTCCGAGATCATGGAGGGATCACTCGATGGCTAACTTGATGAGCACACCGACGAACTTTCAGCGTCGGGTCAGCAACTACGTGCCTGCGATGCAGTATAGCTGCGATGTGCACCTTGGTGGCACAACGCGCGTCAACTTCGGTCCCATCCTTGCAGCGAACCCGACTGCGATTGCAAACGCATGGAATATCGCCACGACCGGGCAACTCAACATCACCGCGTTCGACCCACGGTTCATGGCACCATATGGCAAGGCCGTGTCGGTTGTGGGCAGTGCGCCGACCACTGCTGTCGTCACGGTGCGTGGCTTCGATTACCTTGGTCAGGCGATGACTGAGAACATCACGCTCAATGGTGTGACGGCTGTGAACGGCAACAAGGCGTTCTTCCAAGTCACGCAGCTCAACATCAGTGCGCTTGTGCCTGCTGTCACGGTGAACGTGGGCTTCACGATCAAGATGGGCCTGCCATACAAGGCATTCCGTGTCGCGTATGAAGCAGACAACGGTGGCACGTTCATCGGTGCAGGCACGTTGCAGTTGCCTGCTGTCAACTTCCCACAGGGTGCGACTTCACTTGATCCGCGTGGCATGTTCACACCAACGGGAACATGCAATGGCGTGAACACGTTCACGGCTGGCTTCGACATGTATAACGATGTCGATAACCTGAACCGCGGTGGGTTGCACGGTATTCCGCACTTCGCTGGTTAGGCCAAGTGCGGATGCGAGACGGCGTGGTTCCTGGTCCCCACCTGCCCCACGCCGTCTTTATCTAGGAGAACGAGATGCCAGCCCTAGTCGGTGACATTGTCAGTGCCGTGATCAATGAACTGTCTCAGGTTCCTGGCATAGCCACCCAGATATATGCAAGTGGACGCATTCTGCAACATGTGCAGGATGCACTGCTGCTTGCGTTGGAGGAGATGTGGTGGCCCGACTACATGACCTACAT